CCAGTGATCGTGGCAACGGCCTGCGTCCCTGTGTGGGTTGCCCGGTCCCTCAAGTCTGCGTCAGAGGCGTTGGCAGTCGCGCCGTCAGCCACGTTCAACAGTGTTCGCTGTGCCGCAGCCGTGGCTGCTGTCAGGAATGCCCTGCCTGCCGTCGTGCTGTCGCTGATCGCCGTCGATGCAATGCTGATTGCGACGTTCGCCGCCGCAGTGACGAGACCCTTGGCGTTGACTGTGAACTGCGCGACCGAGGCGGCAATGCCAAAGCTGCCGACGTTGCTGTTTACGGCTGCAAGGGTCAGGGCGGTGGAGCCCGTCGCATCACCAGTATGGGTCGCGTTCGTCGTCACGTCACCGACGTAGAGGATATCCCCATCCGTCACGGCGGTGTCGAATTGCGCCTTGGTGCCCGTCAGTCCGACGATGGATGTCTGATCGCCGGTATTCGTGCCGCTGATCGCGTCCAGCTTGGTCTTGTCTGCCGCTGACATGCTGCCGGGAACTGATCCCGTTGAGGGTATGATAGATATTACAGGGGTCGCTCCGCCCGATGAGGCAATGGGGGCTGTGGCGGTGACGCCCGTAACAGCACCGCCTGCCAGCGCATCCAGCGCCGCCGCCGTCAGCCCGATAAACACCTGCGCTGACCCGGTCAGGTCCAAGGCCGCGTCCGCGTTGCTGCTTTCAGCCACGCTGCGCGTCAGGGTGGTGCCGGATGTGGTATAGACCCCCGTGCCAACCTCCCACGCATCACCGTCCTCGATGATGTATGCCACCGTCGCAGCGTTGGCCACGCCAGCGGCGGCAAAGGTTTGGAACCCGGCGACCGCCGTGCCAAGCGTCAGCGTGCCGGTCCCGGTCGTGGCCGTCGTCATCTTGGCGCGATTATATCCTGCGGTCATGGCTCAGGCGATGCGAATAATGGCGTCTGTTGCATTCGTCGTCGGGAACACAATCGTGAAGTCCCCTGCAGTGGCCGTGCGGTCGCTCCCAAAATCCAGCACAGCCACAACCGGGTTGGTATATGTGTGGGTCGGGGTCGTGTTGTAGACCAGAGCCCCGTGCGCCGTGATGGTCGCCGTGGTGAACGTCAGATCCGCAAAGCCGGTGAACGCCGTCGTGCCCGAGGTTGTCGGGTTCACCCGGGTCAGGGTGCCGCCGCCAGCCGCATAGGACCCAGAAGCCCCGACCTCGTTGGTCGTCGTGTACGCAGTGGTCGCCGCTGTGAACGACGCGGTGTTGGTGTACATGGCCAACTTGAATGTATCCCCGCCCGAGTTGCGGAAGTCGTGGGCCCCTTCGAGCAGCTGCTGCTTGAAGCTGGTGGCCATCGCATTGCCCGTAAACGGCATCTCAAAGTCTCCTGATAAGGTCTGCGAGTTCTGGATGCCCCGCATCCTTGAGCGCAGTATACACGGTTGTGCGGTCTGACGCGATAGCTTCTCTCAGGTAGTGTGTCACCACACTGCCGACCTGCAGCTTGTAGGCACGGGCTTGGTCCCGGATCTCCGGGGGCGCCGTGTCCGCGACGTATACAATCTTGTCCGCGCAGCGCGCAGCGATTTCTTCGGGGGTAGACCCTCGACCCGACGTTGTGTGCACCATCACCCGGGGTGACGCCATCGTTCCTGCGTTCATTCGACCCTCAGATCCCCATCGCGGTAGCTGTCGCGCTTGCTCCGCACATCAATGATTCCCAGTTGGGCAAGAGCCTCGTCGTATCGGCCCTTGTAGATGGCCATCATGTCTGCGTCGCCCTTCATGAAGGTATACGCCTCGATCAGCGCGCCGTACAGCAGCGCCGGGGCCGCGTTCTCGCCAAGCCATGACGTGCCCGCAGTTACGATGGATGGCGGATCGAAATAATACTGCAGCTCGATATCATAGTTCGCGTCGGGCGTGGGCCCCACCAAGAAGTACCCCGTTGGGGTGGCTGCACTGTCCCCCACGAACTGGGAATAGTATTTTGGCAGCCCTGTCACCGCCGGGTCGGGGTAGGCCTCCCGCATGAAGTTCATGTCTTTGTCGAGCAGGTAGGTGTAGGCCCCGGCCGCGCTGATCACCGCGAGAGAAAACGCGGACAGGAAGTCGGCAGGGCGGGCGAGGTATCGGTTCCCTGCGGTCATGGTACCTGAAGAATTGGTGCGGAACTCCGGGATGAGGACCGAGCGGTAGATGCGGCTTTCCGCCTGCCGAACGAACGTAGGGATGCTCGAAACGAAAGTCGCCTCGAAGTTCTCCGTGTATTCTTGGATCGCCAGCAGCAGCTCTGTATAGGTCATGGCGCGTCCTCGATACTGACTGTTACAGCTCCAACTGAGCCTACCATGGATTGGGCAGGGTTCCACACAGGGTCCCAACCCCACAGTGCGTTCGCTTCAGCTTGTGACGTGTCAGGCCTTGGGTTGGAGAGCGGCCGAGGGTCATCCACCTTGAGTCGGCCCACAAAGTTCTGCGGGTGATCGGGGTCGACCATATCCTTCCCGACGCGGAAACCAGTTCGCTGCCCGTTGCTGACCTCGTACACGAGATCGCTCAGCGGGTAGCGAAACCCGGTCCGGTCGCAGAACCCGAACGCTTTGGTGCCACGCGCGGGGGCCATCAGTAGCCCCGTGAACCGGTGGGGACCAGCATGACAGAGGCGCGGTCCCGGTCTTCGCCCGCCGCGAGATCGAACTGCGCCTCGTATTCTGCTTGGAGTCGAGGGATACGGTTTTCCGCCTGCAGCCGCTTGCCTGCGAGGTAATAGGCGAGGCCCGCCACGAGGGCCGGCACAAAACGAGGTGGGATGGATGTGACGTTGCCGCCAATCCCGCCAGCCAGACCCTCGATGTACTTGAGCCGGTAGTAAACAAGGGTGTAGGCCTGCGTGCTGTCTGGCACTGGCCAGAGCGTCACCGTCGTGGTCACTGCCCCGCGGTTGACATAAATCTGGGTAGGTCGGGAGAGCATCGCCTTGTTGGACTGCTGCGCATAGGTGGACACGCTGATGCGCTCCAAGTTCGTATCCTGCTGGCCAGTGCGCAGCCGGTGCTCGATCAGGTCAATCGTATCTGTGGGCAGGTCGTACACGGCGGTGCCCGCAACGATGGGGATCGTGCCCCCCTCAACGGTGAAAAGGTTCAACCCCCGGTTGGCCCACTCCAGCGACAGGAGGTTGAGACTGCGCCGGATGGTCTTCAGGTCGTACCCCGAACGCATCTCAAGGCCAGCCCGCTCGAAGGCGTCCTCGAAGAGTTCTGACAGGTCAGGTACGATGGCGGCCATGGTCAGTCCCTAAACTTCGCGGTCTTCTTCGCGATCTTCTTCGGCTGCTTCACGAACTGCTTGCCCTTGGCAGTGCCCGCGCGCTTCGCCTTCGTGGTGGCACTGTACTCTTTGGCGGACAGAGATTCACGCGCTTTCTTCGGCAGGTATCTTTCGCCTGTGGCCTTGGCCCCTTGCGTCGAGGGTCTGCCACTCTTGGCCCCCCAATCCTCCTTGCCCCAGCTCGTCAGGCTCTTCTGCGGCTTCTTCACGAGGAGTAGCCCCCACCGGCCGCCTTGTATCGCTTGGCCAGCATCTGTGCTTTTCTGGCGCTCCATTGCCCCGGCGCTCCGCCTTTGCCCCCCGCTTTGATCGTGCCAAACAAGCGCTTCCGCATGGCGGGCTTGGTGTAGTTCCCAGCCTCGTTGACCTTGGATTTTGCGGGGGGCTTCGCCATTACTTAGCCTTTTTCTTTGACTTCTTCCCCGCCTTTTTCTTCTCGATCATCGCGAGGAAGCGGTCCTTGCCAGACGCCTTGTCTTCGGCGGGCTTCTTGGTGGGCTTCTTCATCGCATGGTCCCCCGGGTCTTGCCCTTGATGCAGGCGCCGTCGCCGCGGGCCTTGCCGCCCTTGGCCATCTTCTTGGTCTTGCCGCCAGCCTTCATGGGGCTGACAGGCATCATCGGCTGGGCGGGCGTCATCGGCATAGCCATCTGGTTGCCCATCATCGTGCGGTTCATCATCGGGTATCCTCCACCTAACATTTCCAAGCCCGCAGGCTTTTGTTGACACGACTATCCGGGTCGTTGGCCGTCTTCTTCGAGGTCAGCTTCTTCTTTAACCCCGTCATTCTAGCGCAGAAGCTCTTCTTGCGCGCGCCCCCTTTTGGCTGTGGGGCCTTCAACCCCGGCTTCTTGGGGTTGGCCTTGTTGTAGGAAGCCCGCCCCTTGGCGTTCAACCCACCCTTGGCGCTCTTGCCCTCCTTACGAGTCCATGCTGGGGATTTGGCCATCAGGCGTAATAGATTGTTGCAGCGGTGACATTGGTCGCCAGAGACACAAACGGGTCGGCCGCGGAGAGGATGCCCTCGCCGGGAATGTTCGCGATATGTGTGGAGCTCGCAACAAAATCCAAGTCCAGAAGAACTCCGCCCCCGCTACCATTTGTGAGCGTCAAGCGGCCCGCGGTGCCTCCGGTCGTCACGTGGACTTGGCGGATACGCGCCCGGCCGATCCCAAGCGCGCCGGTGCCAGTCACACGCTGCATCTTGACATCTGAGGACATGGTTCACTCCTTGGCTTTTTTGGCGGGCTTTTTGGTGGGTTTTTTGGCGGGCTTCTTCAGGGCGGGCGGGGGCGCCTTGACGTTGTTCAGCTTACCCATATCAGCTCACCGTGGCTGAGAAGGGGGAGGCCTCAGTGCCCGTGGCCGCGCCGACGATACGCACCGACCAGAGGCCCTCAGCGACGTCCTGCAGCTCAACCGTCGCCCCGCGAATGCCGCCCGTGGTGCCGCCATTAAACGAGATCGTGTCAGAAGCTGCAACGGTTTCGAAGAGGGATGCAGAGGCGTCACTGTCGTTGGCCACAAGAGCCACGCCCGCCATGACATCGGTGGCGGACACCACCTTGATCGTGGTGGCGTTCGATGTGACCGTTGTCTTAACGAAGAAGCGGTAGCTGTTGCCGCTGCCTGTCGCGGCGGGCAAGGTCAGGGCCTGACCTGCGGCGCGGTCCAGAAGGACAGTGCGGCCAGAGTGGTCGTCGGGGGTGACCGCTGCCACCGCAGCCGTGAGTGGGGCCAGCGAGCCTGCGCCCGAGATGAAGCCCGCCAGAGCGGTAACTGGGCCCGAAAATGTCGTCTTACCCATG